TGTCGAACGTGTGGCCATTGAAATGTGTATCAAATGCAGGAATGACTAGATAGCGATCTGATTCCACAAAAATAGGAGCCTTGGCTTTATAGGGCTCCTTGTGTGTGATGATGTCATTCATCAATGATTCATATTGTTCCGCATCAACCAGCGGTCTAATTTGTATCTTGCTCTGGAAGAGCGTTGCTTCAGGTGTCTGCTTCCAGTAATTGCTCGTGGCACGTACAAGTTCCCACTTAGTGTAATCATACCCGTGAGCTTCAAGAACCTCTCTGGGAGTCATCTTGTGACCCCTGACGACCTTAAGAATGGTTCCACTGGATTGTGTGCCGTCTGAATCGTATTCATTCTTCAATGGCTTTTGGAACTCGATGCCAAGTCGTCTTGCCTTACCTTGAAGCGCATCATAGCTAATTCCGAGCTTGTCTGCTGTCTCATGTCTGGTAAAACCTTCAGAGGCGAGCTTCCTAATGCCACTGATTTGTTCATCTGTCCATTGCATCTACTCGCCTCCCGAAATATAATGGCCGTGAGCAGTTTGGTGACGCTGTTCCACTTCCTGATAAAGAACTTTTCTTGTTCTTGAAGCTCTCAGATTCGGCCCCGAGAGCTTTTTTATTGCCTAAACAAGTTGAGGTGGGATAAAATGAATTTGTTTCATTGATATACTCATTTTCACTCCTCTGTAATACCCCAACCTTTAGGCTCTCGGTCCCCCAACCGAGGGCCTTTTTAGTATCTTCTATAAGGAATGTGCTAGTATAGATGCGTGAGTAGTGGCTTTTCTCCTCCAAGTCAATCGCTGCTACTCACTAGTGGATTTCATTTTTTCCATTTCTCCGGCCCTCAGACGCTTCGACCTCTGAGGGCTTTTTGAATCCAATTTATTGCTATATGTGTTATACTCTTTTTCGGCACTGTCGTTTCACCTCAACAAACGCCGGTAGCTAAGCCCTCAGTTAATCGCTCAGAGGGCCTTTTTGCTGCACTTTTGAATATATACACATACAATACAGAGAGTTTACATGTTTGATAAACTGCAATGCTATACTGAATTTGCAAGGGTGAGACGCCTTGCAATTATATTTACCCCATGTGTGCCTCCAGCTTTGGGAGCTGGAGGTTTTTTGCTACACAAAAATAGCACCTCACCGTTTGGCGGAGTGCTTGAGTTAAGAGCTTCAAAAAAATCTATAATCTCTTTTAAAAACCGTTAAACGCCTCATTATTATGAATATCTTTCTCAATCTCTACAATCAAGTCCGACATTAGTGATTTGAAAATTTTATCGTTCATCCCATCTGGCCTGTGAAGCTTACATTTTTCAGGTCTAATGACAATATCATCACAAAGAAATTCTTTAGCATTGTACACTATTAGGCTCAAAAATCTTTCGATAACTTCAATGTTGTAATTGTTTGTGTTTTGTTGAGCATCTTCTATGATTTTCTCAATTGTAATTGGCTCATTACCGCTTATTTTCTTCGCAACAAAATCGAATTCATCATCATATTTTTCCATAAGGGAACACCTCTGCTTGCGTATTGCACGACGTAACGAAACAAACTCTGCTATTTCAAGTGGTTTAAAAGGGTAGCCACGTTTTTTGTGCTATTTATTAGCTTGCCCCAAGGAGAATTATCATTCAAAAATTTTTCACCTTTGTCGGTAATGTTTGTCGCGTCAACAGGCCAATTTCCAGCCATGTCTTGTGAGGGCCCTAATACAAATTTATTTGTAATCAAAGCATTTATTGCTGATGACATCTCAGAATCAGTATTGAAGTCGCCAATTTGTTTAGCATAGTATGGCATTCCATCAGCAATATTTTTTAATATCGCATATTGAAGCGCCTTTGATTGTTTTAAATTTAATACCAATTAAATCACCTCAACGGAATAATACACCAGATTCAATTGAATTACTACGTAAGGCATTGATTCAGATGTGATAGTTAAATTCGAATCAACGATAATGGCGTAGTTGATCCTCCATAAGCGTCATTCAGGCAAGGTGCTGTGCCTTAGACCAATCGGCACATCTCGTGAAATATCGCTGGTCGGGATTTGCACCCGACATAATTATAGGAATCAGATGAATTTGGTATAGGACCGTGTTCCATCTTTGCGTCTACCTATTCCGCCACAGCGATTTGCTCGCTCACCCATTGTCAGATGGGGTCATCGCAAGCTGTGCCCGGTCGCTAAACTGGACAATGTGGCATGCGGGAATCGAACCCGCCTGACCATCTCAGCCAGTCCTCATTGCCACGCCTTGCCACAGCTTTATCATCACCGTGGCTCGGGAAAACATGCGGTGTCTCAGGTTTCTCACCTTTGGCACAATACCATCATATGACGGAATACCGTGCTTTTTGTTGCATCATTGTTGCACGGATGTTGCATCTAGTTTCACTAGCGGACATATTTCAGCAAAAGCATAGAGAGCTTGTTGTGTTTGTCGCCAAAGGGTAGTTCGGTCAACATGCAAGTGAGTAGCTAACTGCAGACTGGACTTACGTGCCGTCTTTGGAGTTAGATAGCTCTCGACTAAAATGGTTCGGTAGTCTTCGTCCTCTATAGATTCGATAGCACCTTCACAGCACGCTATATAGTACAGTTCGTCAGCGTGCGATATTACCTTGTCCTCGGCTTTGTTGCCATAGCTAGGTGACTTGGGCATGCCGTCCATCACAGGACTTCTGAGCGCTATTTTGGTGCGTTGAGCGAGCCGCTTGTGATGCCAGTAGTTCTCCAAGACCTCTTTGGCGTTTTCAATTGTTTTGTCATGATCAATTGGGCTAAAATATCTCGTTGCTCGCACCACTGCGTCCACTCCTTATGGTATAATTTGTCTGGGTTTGTAGGATAAGCGTGCCGCGATGGTGCGCTTTTGTTTTTTGTGATATACTTGCTGTTCAAATAATTCGGGTTGATAGACTGAGTCGTCCTGTTAATTCAGGACGACTTTTGCTATACTATCTTTTGGAGGCGCTTTCTTATGTGTGCTTTAACCTCAAGTTGGGGGAACAAATCTGCTTCAAGCACCTCCCGCGCGTTGCTTATGTAGCGCGCTTTTTGTTTACCCAAATGCGGCCTTCCAGAGTACCTTTACAACCCAGCACCCTACAAGAATGAAAACCGCTGTCGTGAATGCACATCCTGTGAAGCAACCACCGAGCAACCCGGTCTCCACAAGCCTTTCCGACTTATATTGACGCTCATCAGTCATTCGTTTTCCTCCTCATGTGGCTCATATATGTCAAGATCAACGTCTTCATATGGAAGCACAAAACCTTGAACAATACTTATTTTCATTGTTCTTGACCCGTCTTCATCTTCCGCTCCTAAAATTGCTATCATTTCATTTGGCAACGGAGTTACACTCAAAAAATCGTCTTCATTAACGTTGATTCCAGACTTCTTAGCAACTTCAATTGCTTTTCTAAGCTGTTTCGAAACCCAGTCCATCGTATCCACTTGTTTGTGTTCTTTCTTCATTTCGTTTTCCTCTTTCCCAGTTAGCCCATATCCACATTGCGGTACCTACGATTAGCAGCATGACGGCAATCAACGATCTGATTTATTTATCCAATGAATAACTGCCCACGTTATTGCTCCAAGGACAACGCAGAAGATTAGCAAACTCATATCTATCTCCAATGGCGACGCATTCCATATTCCGTTTATTATCTGTTTCATTTCTCCGCCACCTTATCTCGGGCTTCCATAAGATCGAATAAATAACTTTGCATGCGACGTTTATTGAAATCATAATTTGCTTGATCATCTTCTGGATAACCACATATCTGAACAGCTCTCCTAAGGCCACCGATCTCGTAATTAACATCTCGCTTAGTGTCGTACATCTCGGCGTAATCAGCCCCCCAAGAGTCCGCAACTTTAGGCTTGATGTTAGGCCAAGCATTATCAGCGGCTTCTTGAACTGCTTTAAGATATTCGTCTGCTTTGCCAGCAATCTTAGCTGTTGCATCGGCATATAGTTCAGCCGTGATTTCAGAAATTGGATAGATGCTAATGGTAACTTTATGTGGACGGCTCATGATCTTGATGAAGCTGCCTTTATCTAGCTCAATGCTTTTAATTTTCTTCATTTCTCCGCCTCTTTCATGAATATGAGCCAATGTGTCTTTGCCTTTTTGTCACCGAATATTGGCTTGCGACCAATTGCCTTGAGGACTTCCGACAATTTAATTTGATCATCATTCCACTTGAACATCCCCGTGCCATATGGCTTAAGAACGCGCATAGCTTCGTCCATTCCTCGTTTCAGTTGGTTCTGCCAGTCTTCATCAAGCACACCATACTTGCGAGCAAGCCAGCTTGTTTTACCGGCATGAAGTAAATGTGGAGGATCAAACACGACTAAATTGAATTGATTTTTCCCGAAAGGTAAGCCTTTCTTTGCCCAGTCCCATTGAACGTCCGGTGCAATTTCGATTTCTTTGTCAAATGGCTCGCGTCCTGCATTGTGATAGGTAACCGTGAATGTCTCACGGCGCCTATCCAGAAATATGGTCAACGGATTATGCTTGTCCCACCAGAACATGCGGCTTCCGGCCGTCATATCAAGAATTGGCTTCATTTTCATGCCTCCAGTTTCACGATTTCGCCTGTTTCCTCAACGCGCCAGACACCCAGAAGCCACGCATTTGCCATCAGATTCTGCTTGCGGCGATAGCCAACCATATCAAAGTCGTTGGCAATATCCCCATCTTTAAATGCCATCCAGTTCCTAACGCTTTCGGGGCGCATTTCCATACATAATGTATCTGCCAAGGTAGTATTATTGTGCTTGCACTCTTCGATCCATTCGCTCACCGCTTCCGGAATCACCGGCAGATCATCTGGCAAGGCGGAGTCATAACGCTTCTTGTAGTCGTCCAATGTCTCTCTAGGCCAACCATTGAAGAACACTTGATAGCCGGCAAGACGGTTCCAAACTTCCTCGAACACGTCCCGCTTCGTCTCATTGCTCATAGCACGCACCTCCATCCGGTAGTTTCGAACATTGCATAGGAATCATCAGCGTTCTTCTTTTTCAAGTAATTAAGTTGAAGAACTGCTCGCTCACGGTTGAAGTAGATAGGCGATACACGGTGTGCATTTCCAAAATCAGACACCTTGGCCACGAAGTAACAAGCTCTCCCACCACTTTTTAGGTTCACTTCTTGTTTATTCATCGTTCTTCTCCTTCTTGATCTTCACGAAACCCGCAGTTTTCAGAATGCGAATGCGATCTGCATCAGTGATGCGTTGCATACCTTTATCAAAATAAGCTATCCAATTCGGTTCATCTTTCTTCTGCATTACAGAAAATTTTAATGTTTCAATTAGATTAACATTGATAAAGTTGCCGTTTTCAAGCTCAACGAATGCCATCGTCAGTCACCTCTTCTTTCTCGCAGTCTTGCAAGCCGTAATGTTCGATTTCTGATTCGGTGAACTTAAGACCGTTGTCTTCACCCTCGGCGAGCAAATCATTGATGCTGATTTCACCCTCTGGATCTTTCCAGTAGTATAAAGATACATGTGGTACCTTGACGTTGTACTTCTTCTCCTTTGCCACGGTGTAGCCATTGACAATAGCATTCATCAGCAACTTCTCGTCACTTCTGTAAGAAATGTAATCAGCCGTAGAATCACCGCAGTTGTTAGCACCTTCAACGATTTCGGCTTGTTCCTTGGTTAGGACTACCTTTTTAGGCTCCTGAACGAACGTGACAACGTGACCATCTTCGTTATCAGCAACGGTTTCTGCTTGTTGTTTTTTATCAGTGGTGTGGACATATACACTGTCGAAATCGTGGAATCCATCTTCGCACATAAAATCCCAATATCTTCCTTCATCGTTCTTCACCGCGTACAGTTTTTCTTCGCTCATTTTTCGTCCTCCAGCTTGTGTAAGATGTTCATGCTGTGAATGTGTGCCAGCGTATCATCAAGATCTTTTTGCGAACGGATAAACGGAATACTGTATTGCCCATCTTTGGCCTTGTATTCTTCTGGAAGATGATGGTAGCCAATGTCATATGCCGTATGACAATAACCATCTGGGGTGCCATCAAACACGATTAATACGATGTCATTTGACGGCTCCCATTCAACAATCATTAAGTTAGGAATGTTGAAAACTTCCCGTGCATAATCGCAGAGCATGATGGTGTACTTTCTAGCGTTTTCTTTATCCCCGTCAACGTAATACCCGTGCGTAACCATCGCTAACGCATACAGCTCTCTGTTGCCCTCACAGTACTGGTTTGGCAAGGCAAACGCCGCTGTTACTTTCATTTTTCTACCTCCTGTTTGACTGGCACTAGTTTGTAGTCGCGTCCATCAAGCATGACGCCTACAACCTTGCCAGTCTCTTTGCTGACGTAGATGTCATCGAACGTGTCGTCTCCTGTTTTCATTGGTCGGCCTCCTCACAGCCACATGGCAGCCCACATGAGAGCAGTAAACACAACGGCCACTATCGCACTATCCATTGACATCTGTTTGAACTCTTTCCTCGTCATTTGAGCGCCTCTCATTTCGCACTGACTGACTTCACAGCCTGATCAGAATAGTCCTTGATGCTCTGTGCATCCGTGATCGCCTGTGATAGATCGTTGTTGGCCTGTTTGGCGGCTTCTAACTGCGATGTAAGGTCATTGATGGTCTGCTGCTTCGCATCGACCTCAGCTTGTTTCTGAGCGACTGATTGCTGGCCTTCAACGATCTTTTGCTGAATCTGGGCGTCCTTGTTTGCCATGTCGCTGCCGTATTGCTGTTTGAGTGCCGCATACTGTGCCTGTGCGTCAGATAATTGATGCTGCAAGTCAGATAGGCTAGACTGCGATGCGTTGATCTTAGCGGTCAGCTTGTCGATATTGTTTTTGGTTTCCACGATATTCTGGTGTCCTTGCCAAACATTATCGGCAATGGTAGTTACACCGGTTCCTAACATAAGTCCTGCTAAAACAGTTACGGTAAATGTCAATTTTTTATTCATGATTTTTTCTCCTTAGTTTTTTAAAGCTGTTCTTCCGTGAATAGCCCAGTGTGATAGTCATATCTAGCAATCGTGATCGGTATCTTGTACCTGATCATGAACAGCAGCATTCGCAGTCTGGCATCGGTGGTCAAAGTCGCGTCTCCGCCTTTAACGTCAACAACTTTTGTCAACTCGTCACCGTCATAAAAGCAGTAGTCGGGTGTGTATATTCGTGCTGAATAACGTTTGCCATTGATCTTGAATGCCGACAAAATCTCAAACGATTCTTGAATCGTTACCTTCTGTGGCTTGTTGCGTATCAGCATGTAATAGGCGCCCTCTGCTTTGCTTGCGAATCGAATGCCATCAATCACAACTGGCTGCGCATTGTACTTGCCTCTGCGTCTCTTGCGGATAACCATGGCTAACGACTCGCAATCTCTTCATGGCCGTTGTTACGGCACGGTAACTTGATTTCAAACTCACTTGCCACTCGCTTTACGAACGTTGTCGACTTTCCGATACGTTTGGCCACGTCAATCAGCGTGTCGCATTGTGAGGACGCTTCTGCAATTCCGCGCGCGTATTTGGCACGGGCTTCTTTTCGCTTTTTTGAAATCTTTTTAAGGCCATTGTTGACTGAAGTCTTCAAAATATCGCTGTCATCAACACCGGCTACCGCACGTTTCTCGACAATTGCTTTCTTTGATACAACGATCAGGTTATTGAACTCTTGCTTCTCTATTTTTGAGAATGCTTCGCTTTCAGAAATGTCTATCATTACGGCTTTCTCATAGCGCTTATGCAATTCCGCCTTGAAATCGCGCCACACTTTGTCGCCTTGCTTGTATAAACGCACCGTTACTTGTGTCATGATTTCTTCTCTCCTTGCTTATCAGGCCTCAGTTCGTCCGTGCTAACTTCTAATGCGTCCGCAATCCTCATGATCATCCAGAAACTCGGTCGCTTAATTCGGCCTGACTTCAGCGCATAGATGGAGCCATTGTCTGGAAATCCAGCTAAATGTGATAATTTGCTTGCTGTAATGCCTTTTTTGTCAATTAGTTTTTGAATTTTCGTCCAATAGTCATCGACATATTGTGCCTCGCTCATTTGTTCGCCCCCAATATATGGTGTTTTGTATTGCAACGTGTATAACTTTTTGATATTATTTATTCAGCAAATGTACGCACGTTTCCTCCAAAACTCCGAACATTTGCAAATTTAGATAAAGAAGGTTAAGCACATGGCTTTTGAAATTGTTGCAATCAGGACCGAAGGATATCTCCCAGATACTCCTGACAAGATTACAGAGGTTAAGTTATCGGATGGCACCGTCGAAACAGTTCCACAGGTGGTAAAGTATATTGATGATAAGATGGAGTATTATTACACGACATCGTCACTAACTAAGGCTTCAGTCACATCTGTTCACCCTTTTTCTGGGTATGCATACATTCGTACTGTAGGGAACGATACTACGCGCGATAATCTGCTAAACTTGCCGGAATTCTAGCCTTCGTCTCCATCTATTTTTTTAGATGGAGATTTTTTGATTTAACAACGAACCCATAAGTTGTCTGGATTGTCTTACTGTCTATTTCTTTGTTGGACAGCGTTGTTTCAATCAGTTCAAATTCGCCAGACTTAATTTTGCTAACCAATTCGTTAAGATATTTATTCATGTTTTTTCCTCCTGCTTAAAATGGCAAATCATCATCAGAAATATCGAGCGGCTTGCCATTATTGGCAAACGGATCCGTGGTATTCGCTCGCGAAGCATTTGGAGTTGTTTGACTCGCGTTTGTGGTCGCTGTCGCTGATGCATTGGCTGTTTGCTGTGATTTAGGGCTGTTCTGAGACGTCTGTCGTGACTCAAGTAAAGCAAAATTCTCAACGATTACCTCAGTCACGAACACTTTCTGCCCTTGCGCGTTATCATACGTGCGCGTTTGGATATGGCCTTCCACACCAACCAAGGAGCCTTTTTTTGTGAAGTTTGCAAAGTTCTCAGCCGACTTGCGCCAGATCTGGCAATTTACGAAATCAGTTTCTCGTTCTCCGTTTTTGCTCTTGAATTTGCGATCAACAGCAAGTGTGAATGATCCTACCGCCGTGCCACTTTGCGTGTAACGCAAGTCAACATCTCTTGTCAGCCGGCCTGTTAGTGAGACACTGTTTAGCAATATGCTTTCCTCCTAATTCTTTTCGCCGAGCTGATTGAGCTGTTCAAGTTGTTCAGCCAGCTTGGCCCGCTGTTCGGGCGTCACTTCATGCTTTGGTTCCTGATATCCAGGCTTTAACCAATCAGGTTCTTTATCAACGCGCTCTGGCTTGCCGTAATGCTGTGGACCCGTGTAGTTAGCCCTAGCCGTTTCTTCGTGTTTTTTTGATTCTGCTTCGGCTTGCTCAACAGTCTTAATTTTTCGCTCTGTATAGCCGTCAAATACTTTCGCTAAATATCGATCAGCGCCTTTTGCTTTGACATCTTTACGGGCTGCATACTTAATGACCCAGCAAACCAAATCATCGCCAAAATTACCGATCCACTCTTCCAAATCTTGAGTAGCAATGGCATTGGGAAATCCCCAAACGTTTTGCCAGAGCAAACGCGCATTCTCGTGTACACGAACGCCCGCCTGACTGTCTGTTTTATTTTTATTTACTTTACTTTCCTTTACTTTACTTTGTGTATTAATGTCGTCATTAACACCATCTGAAGCGGAGTTACTGTCTGCATTAATCCAATACAATGTTGGTTTTTGCGATTTTCGTCTTTTGGTGGCATCAGTGAACGTTTCTTGGATGCGCTGACTGGTCAAAACGTTGTCCGACAGGAACAGGTCTTTATTGAAAGTCCCATACTCAATCAGACGTTTGACCACTAGCCCCACCAATTCACCAGTCGCACCACTGACACGATTGACAAGCTGGTTTTTAGCTAGCCCGGTCCACTCGAGGTAATAGCCTTTGCGGTAGATCGCCGCGAGCAGATAAATGAAAATCAAAACACCCTTTGGTCCAAATTCACCGGTAATTGCCTCTGTCTTTTCGTTCGTTGCAAAATCAACATCGAATGGAAAGTAATCAAGCCCTTCTTTTACTGGTCTTGCCAAGCGATCACCTCCTTAGTCGATTAACTCGTCCATGCTGATGATCGTGGCAACTTTCTTGGTAGCGCGACAGTAGTCACACTTCTCACATCGATGTGGCCGCACCTGACCGGATTTAACCGCCTCAATGCGTTTGGTGCTGTCATGGATCTCTTCCATCGCTTCGTCCATTCGATACTGCGGAACCTCGATAGGCTCATGATCAGGTATGTCTTCTTTTGTGACCGCAATAATAAATGCTCGTGGTCGCGTTCCGTAATTTTGATAAATCAGTTCCTGATAAACCGCCATCTGAAGCTGATAGTTATAGGCATCAATGAAACTGGTTGGTTGACGTTCTCCCGGTTTCCAATATTTCTTGCGAAGCGACTGGGTCGTTTTAAGATCGCAGAAGAACGATTTTGTGGAATCGAAGCAGTCCAGTTTGCCTATCCACTCAACACCGAAAATATCTCCTGTCAGGATTTCTTCTTTATTGCCCTGATACAGCCTCATAATTGCTTCATCGGACTCAAGCGTTTTAATCATGGCATCGGCTTGTTTATACGGAGCTTTCAGTTGTCCTTTTGATGATCCACGAGTTGAGAACATCTCTGGGTGTCCTTTGACAAAAGACTCATGAGCTTGCTTGGATTCAAAATAGCTGTGTAGATAGTTTCCAACCAGCAAGGCAGTCGGATCACCTCTTGGTGTCCATTTGCCTTGCAACTCGGCCATCGCTTCTGCTTCGCATGTCAGAAACTTCTTAAACCAGGTAGCAGACTGATATTTGAAACTGGTATCCAGCGAGTAATAATTATCCTTGTTGACCGTCAAAGATATCTGGCTGTTTTCCTGCGTTTGGGTCGTGGGTAATGTCTGGCCTAAGAGCATCTGGCTTCACCTCCGATTTTGTAGCGGGTTCAGTGGGAGCATTAAGCACACTTTCAATCGAGTTTGGGTCATCTTCTGGAGTAACATCCTTCAGTTCTGGATCAGCTTCGACTGGTTTTTCATCGGCACTGACTGCACTTTGCATGTCGGTTGTCATTGGACCCCACTTAGTCAGCAGTGATTTGATGACCGTCTTTAGGGCCATAGCTTCGTAGTTGTCTTTCCAGACGCCCCTGGGTTCCGCATCACCGCCGGATTTGCTGAAACGCTTGCGATGATCATCGACTTGCTGATATGTCCAATAGACCATCTTTTCAAAACCGTTAGTCAGTTTGAACGATGCAGCATAGCCAACCGGTTTTTCGCTTGCTTCGCGATCGTGAAAGTTCGGCGTGTACTCAAGTTCCTCTGTTAGTGGGTTCCAGCTCTTGAACTCATCTTCATAAATTGGTAAAGCAGTCAGGCGCTGATACCGTCCTGATCGTTGAGCTAATTGGATATAGCCTTTATAACCAATCTGTGGCTGCGCCTGATTCTTGTATGGAACGATGTAGACAAAACCCAAGCTCGGGTTAACCGGAAGATCGAGCGTTGCCGCTACCATGGCAGAGTTGATAACACTTAGCTGATCAACTCTGGCTAGGCTTGGGTTGACGCTAACGGCACTAGCAATCGACGATAGGAACTGTGGTGCCCGTTTATCTAGTACCGCCGCAAATTTGCTTCTAATAGCTTGTGTTTCAATTAGTTGCTTAACTGGCATTTTTGCCAAATCGTATTGTTTAGCCATATGTTGTTCCTCCTATTTCCATTCCTGAAATCCTTGTTTTTCCATGAAGTCGATAACGTCTAAGCCGTGATCACCGAAGAAAATTTCAACCAGTTCTGCTTTTGGATACGTAGAACTAGCAGCGTCTTTTAAGAATCGCTCAGGGCCATGAAGACTGATCCAATCTTTCAAATATTCCTTCGCCTTGTCTTTGTTAAAGGCACCCTCATAACGTGATGTAGCACAGCTTTGATAGAACCAAGGTTTCTTTGTATCAACTTCATATTCATCGGCGGTGGCCAAGAACTCCTCCGCTTGTTCGATATCCATATCTTTGGGCAAGACGGTACCGTGATAGGATTCCCAATCAGCGATGGCTTTATCTTCAAGTGCTTCTCGCCGTTGATACTCGTTCAGGACCGCTGTGTTGTAATCAAGCATGGTCATCAACCGGCTTCCGTGATAAACTTGAAGTATAATTGAATGTGCTAAATTCTCTATTTCCCGTAGTTGGAGCTACGGGATTTTTTTGTGCGCATTTGTTGAGCATCCGTTGACTAAGCTCGAACATCCAAAGCCAACCGCTATCTCCGTGGCCTTTGTAAATCACGTTTTCGGCTTGATCATGAATGTCTTGCCAACACGCTTTTGTGTCTCGCATAGTTCTTCCTCCTATCGAATCCATTGCTTTCCGCCTCCTGCTACTGTGGCACCAATCATGATGCCGGCTAACACTACAAGCAGATATTTCCAAAAGGCTGATGTTGGGTCGAACAGCACTGACATGATTGCTTCTAGCATGGTTAGGCCTCCGTATATGTTTCCATGAATTTGTCTACGGCACCTTCATACCAGCGCATTTGGCGCTTATCACTTTTCTTGGCTCCATCATTGCCTGCGTAATATCGGGGCATTTTGGGATTGAAGGCAATTCTCTTGAACGCATCTGTTCTGGTGTCTAAGTGGAGCTTCGTGCCAAGTTCCTCTTGCGTGAGTCCTTTCTTAGGCCGCAGCTTTTCGATTTCAGTAGCAACTATGCTTTTGATGATTGGGACGACTGCCTTCACAGTTTCCTGAATAAGCAGATGTAAAAGTTCTTGGCTTTCATCTAACTTGACCGCTACATCCATGCTTTCACCTTCTCTACTGGTCTGATTTGGGACTTTAGTGATCCGATTAGACTTTCTAGACTTTCGACCAGCGATTCGCTTGAATCAATGTATGACCTGATCCTGTTGACGTCAGTTGCTGTGAAGTGATCACGTCCTTTAGACATCGCTGGCTCTGCTCGCTCTCTAGCCTCTTCAAATTTCTTTTGGGCCATTTTTTCGTGGAGATAAACAACGTATGGATCGTCAGTATCAAGATCATCAGCAAAGACTCTTAATCCGGTTTGATGTTCGATCACCGCGTTCAGAAATCGATCATTGCCGATTGCAAGTGCAACGGGAATCAGCTTATCGCTTGGTATGCCTCTTGCTTCCCAATTACTAATAGCGGCCTGTGTGACGTGTACGCGTGCTGCTAAGCTCTTGCGTGTCAGGCCCTCTTCTTGAAGGCTTCTTGAAAATT